AGAATTTATGTAAATGGAGGTACGCTGGTAGAGGCAAAAGGAGGGACGGCATTAACTGTTGGAGAATGGCATAATATTTCAGGGATAGCTGGCGATGGAACTACAGATTTGGCTGAAGTGCGGATTTATGTTGATGGCGTACAACAAGCAGCTATAACTGGATTTAGTGGCGCTATTGATTTAGATAATGCTAATAATTTACAAATACTACCTGGCGCGCACTGCGCAGTAACTGATTTTGCATATTGGAACATTAAACTTACAAGTGATGAAATTAAATTATTAGCATCATCAAAAATAAAAGGAATGCCTCTACAAATACAGCCAGCTAATCTAAAGGGTTATTGGCCATTAGATGACCAGCCCGACGGGACAAGCGGCGATACAGATACTTTTAAAGATAGAAGCGGAAACGGAAACGACGGTACAGGAGATGACGGGGCAAACAATACGGGGTTAACAGCAAAGGCTGAAGAAGTTTTATCATATCCTTAAAATACGCAAATGAAAATAATCCTACATTGGAATAAATACATTGAGCGATATGTCATTACAGACACGCATGGCAATCAAATTTTTACTGTTCCGGATTGTTTAAATATCAATCGATTGTTCCGTGGCGTGAATAAAAAATATAAATGTATTTTCGATATTAAATCTACAAGGGTAAAAAATGAAAAATAAAATATTAATTGCTTTATTGCCGTTTATTATTTCCTGCGCAAGCCTCAACGGGAACGCTTCTATTAAAGAAACAGCGACAGGAGTTAAATTCTCTGCGTCAAGGCCGGTTGAGATGAGCATGGAGAAAGACGGGAAAAAATATTCTTATAGCAGTAAGTCTGAGTCTTTGTTAAGCAAGATTGGGACTGCTTTGGGGCTTGGGGTTGTTGGGGCTAGACGATGAAGCCAATTCCAGAACAATACAGAAGAAAAGCAGAATCTTTAATTCATCAGATAGGGAAATTATCAGATGAACTCTATCCATTTATTCAAGAATTAGGTGATAATTTAGAGATTAAATGTGGGCGCTGTATAATAAAAATGTATAGGGCGAACGATAATAATGACACCAACTAAAAACGACAACAAATGGCTGTTATGGTTAGCCGGAATCATAGCAACAATAACGATAGGAGTTATTACGGCAATAGCCGGAACAACAAACAAGAACGAAAAGAACGCAGTCAAAGAACATATAGCAATCAGAAAAGAAAGCCAAGATGGAGATGATAAAATAAGGCTTGCCATGGAAAGAAGTTTCAGCGAATTAAGAGCAGAAATGCAGGATGCTCGTAAAGATCAGATGGAAATGTATAAGAATCAGGACAAGAAGTTTACGCAGATACTTTTAAAATTAGGGGAGATTTCGAAATAATTCAGGTGGCAACCTACAGACAAAAGGAAATAATTATGAATGATGAATTAAGAAATTTGAATGAAAAAGCGCAAGTGGCAATGGATGGAAGCTCGCCGTCAGTTTCAGACGCGGCTGGATATATCCATATTAAATTTCAATGTGGGCCTATTAAAGAGCATGGGATCAACGGAACATCAATCGAAAATGTTCTTGAATTACTTAAAACCCGGTTAGAAGGATTTCAGAAGGGGCCTTTTCGCTGTAGAACAAACGCTATAGCAATAACAAAAATTGCAGAAGCGATGATGTGGTTAGAAGAAAGGACTAAACAAAGAGTAAAGCAAGGCGTTGAAGGTACAAATGTTAAGCATAAAGAGGTAGAATAATAATCAGGTTGCCACCTGTTTTTTTGGAGATTTCGAGATGAAAAAGAAAATGCCTGTAAAAGACTTGTTGCATGAGATGAAAAATATAGAATGTATCTGGTTAGCTTCAAAAGACCGCGGCGGGCTTATAGCGGATAACGCAAAAATAAGTGCCATGGAGAGGGCTTTAAAGCTGTTTGATGAGATTGTCCTGCATTTAAAAGTCAAGGAGTAGAATATGGACATAAACGTGCCTGTTAACTCTTTAGAAACAACAACACGACTGTATGATGAAATAGAATCTAAAATCGAATATTTTATTAATGAATATGACTTAAATTATACCGACATTTTTGGGGTTCTGGAATTGGTTAAGATGAATTATTACATGGATTTAAACAAAAAGGAGGATGAAGAATGAACAACATTATCGGACAAGTAATAGTAACATTGTTAAGCCTTTTAAGTAAGGAAGATTTTAAGAAAGTAGCAGACGCCTTGCTTGACAAATTAGAAGATAGTATCGCCGGCTCTAAAACCAAACTTGATGACGCAATAGCACTGCCTTTAATTAATAAAGTCAGGGAACTATTGAGCATTCCGGATGGCGAAGAATAAAGATATTATCACAGCAGGCGCAATGGTTACTGCCATATCAAGCGCAATCTCAGAGGGCTTTAAACTGCTTTCACAGGTGATTTCAGGGGCAGAACGCCGGAGAATGAGAAAAGGTATAGAGATAGGCGAAAAAATGGCTCTAAGGGTCAAAGAATTGAAATTAAGGGATAAGGAATTAAAGAAGCTCAGTGATGACTTCTTTAAATATAATAACTAATGACGGAATTTTCTATTTTATATATTATCACCGGCTCATTAGTTGGTCTGATGGTTGCCGCGTTTCTTTACGGACTTGCCGGGCGTTCCAAAACAAGCAAAGGGATTCGGCGCTTTGGCAGTTCGTTTATTCTTGCGGCAACCGTCTTGACTTCATCGGCTTTAATGGGAAATTTTAGCTGGTGGTTTTTGTTGTTTTATCCACTTTTAATATTACAATTCATTCAAGGATATTCTGATAACGACGGAAAAGGTTGGATTAAACGTTTAGGAATAACAGCGACATCTTGCCTGGGCGGCATTATATTTTGTCTGGTTTTGAGCGGTAACGCGTGGTTATTATTGCCTGCTCAGGCTTTAATTGGCTCAATTACGGTTTTGTTTGCCTTTAAGAATCCGGTTTACGCAAGCGCAGAGGAGGTCATGGTTTGCTTGCTTAATAATATTGCGTTTGTTTTTTATCCATTTATATCTACATAATAAAATCACACCGTCGAGAACCTGCCATTATCTTCAATATAATGGTTTTTTTATTTAAAAAACACTTTACAAACATTTGTTTGTTTAGTATAATTGTTTCATCAAATGAAGGAGGGATGGAAATGATTAAAAGAATAGTTTTAGAATTGAACGAAAATCAACATTTGCAATTTAAAGAATGGTGCGTTAAGAATAAAAAATCGATGCGGGGGGTGTTAACTAACATTCTTACGCAGTTTATGAAAAAGCAGAGGAATGCAAATGAAAAATAAAAAAAATTATTTTGTAAAAATGCGATATACGATATCTCTTTATCAATTTGGATATATATTTAATGTTGTATGTATTAATGGCGTTTCAATTATGGAATCAAAACTTTATAAAAACAAAACACAATGTCGCAATACAGCAAAACGCTTTGCGGAAAATTGCGGGTTGAAATTTAGGGAATGAAAATGAACACGCTAACATGGACGTCAAAAAATAGATTTATCCAATTAAAAGATTACGCTGAAACTGTAGATTTAAAACAGGCAATAGAATTGTTAATTTACAAATCAAGCCTAGACGGCAATTTATCAAGTGAAGACCTTTATAATATCGTTAAAACCGCAATTGATAATAAAATTCTTATTTGGGGGAAGATATGACCAAACAAGACGCTGAATACTTAATTGAATGTATCATGGATGAAGAGTTAGAATTAACGGATTGAGAAATTGATTTTATAAGCTCCCTCGCCGAGCAATTAGAAACGAAAGAAAACTTGTCGGAAAAACAGGCAGATAAACTGGAAGATATTTATGCAAAAATAACGTCATAAGGAGATAAAAATGACACATAAAGAATCAATAGCATTAATGAATAAAATGCACGAAGAAGAAATTGAAACCGCGACTCAAAAAGGCAGGGAATATTCCGGAAACAATGACAGGCTTGATAATTTTAAACGCCTTGCAGAAGAATTAAATTTAACACCTGAAATGATATTATGGGTTTATTTAAAAAAACATATCGACGCTGTTTGTAGCTATGTCCAACGAGGAAAAACGTTATCAACGGAAAGCATAGAAAGCCGGATTATGGACTGTAGAATATATTTATGTTTGTTACGTGGGTTAATAGCAGAAACAAGAGAGAATGAAAAGTTAACAGAAAAATGTCGCCCGTATCACGCAGATGTGACTAACTCAGCAATAGCAAATATTATTTATAAAAAATTATAATATTTTCATAATAACATCTTTAATAGGGTATTTTTATATGAATAAACAAATGAAACGATGTCCAATATGTGAGCAAACCTTAATAAGGCAACCTACAACAGCGATTAATTACTATCATTATAAATGTTTTGGAATGCGTACGCTAAAAGGTTGTAAAATTAAAAATAAATGCGGATACTGGATGATTGAAAAGGACGGAAACATTGTTTATGAAAAACAGATTAAAATTAAAGACATTTTTTATGAAAAACAGATTAAAATTAAAGCCGGCGCAATTAGGTGATTTTATGAAAAATAATTATAATTCAACCCGCAATACTTTTCTTAATAGTATTTTTAATAGGATATTATATAGCAATACGTAAAGACTAGCATAATCTGATATTGCATAAAGGACTAAAGATGGATAAAAAAATTACAAAAGAAGAATTAAATGCTTGGGGTTATTTAACAGATCAGTTAGTTGATATTTTAAACAAAGAATACGATTTAGAAGAAGCAATTATAGACATTAAAAGTTTTAGAAATACTAGGCATTACACAGGATTAGACGATGAATTTAAGAAAATAAAGTTAGACTAACAACCCCAACCCGCAGGCGACTCTCTCACCAGACCAGCCAAAACTCCTTGAGTTTGCGGGTTGGATATTTAGCCTGACAAATGCGCTATCTAAGAGGTTGAAACGCCGGGCGGTGATGACTGGGATTACCCAGCAAGAAACGTAAAAATAGTACTAGATAATTTGTTAGGCTTATTTACTTTTTGCAAAAAGCTTTTTTAAGGATAAACATGAAAAAGAAAATAATTTTACATCTATGTTCAGGAACTGGAAGCGACTCAAAGCCATATGCAGATAATCCAGATGAATATGATGTCCGCCTCATCGGAAAAGACATAGGCGTTGAAAACTATCATCCGCCTGAAAATGTTTATGGGATTATTGCTAATCCGCCATGCACAGAGTTTTCGTTTGCAAAATCAAATTCAAAATATCCAAGAGATATGGAAAAAGGAATGTTCCTAGTAAAACATTGTTTAAGAATAATTTGGGAGTGTCAATATAAACTGCCGACGCCATTGGCGAAAAAAACAAATTTAAAATTTTGGAGCCTTGAAAATCCATTCGGGCTTTTGAGAAGATATCTTGGGCATCCCGTTTTAATTTATAGTCCGCATGAATATGGTGATTTTTATCAGAAGAAAACATGTTTATGGGGGTTCTTTAACGTTCCTAAAAAAAATCCTGTGAAAAAATACTCAAAAGATTATATCCATACAATCGGCGCTAATGGTAAACATCTAAAAAAATTCGACAATTTATTAACAAAAGAAATTCATCCTGAATTTTACGGTAAGCTTACAAGGCAGGAGCGCAGAAGCATTTGTTCTGAAAAATTCGCTCAGGCATTTTTCAAAGCAAACAGATAAAATGGAAACAATACATTACAAAAAAACAAAATATGGATTTGAATTTGGCTCAGCAAAAATAGCTAGAGCCTGTTCTGATACTAAAAAAGGATGGGTTATTTTAACGATTGAAACGCCTAAACATAAAGGCAGTAAACATATACAACTTTATGTAACAAAAACTGGAAAAGTCAGGTTTATTACACAAGGAAAAGAATATAAACTTGAAAAACATAAGAAGGCGAGGGAATCATGAATAAATCAGAATATGCTTCAATCGAGTGGTCAAAGAAATTAAGGAATTTGTTTCCGGAGGCTGAAATGTGGTTTGACAATACTTTTGGAGGAATAAAGTCTAATCCAGATTATAAAATTGTTCACAGATCATCATTCCAAGAAGAGTTTTTAAAAAGTAAAGATTGCAATGCTTATCCCGCAATATCAGTAATGATGGCGTTGGAGGTTTTGCCGAAAGATACAACAATAACTAAATTAAATTTTTATTTTATCGATAATAGTCTTGTTGTCCCAGGGATGAATTGGACTGGCGACAGCCTGCCAGACGTATTGTGTTCTATGATTGAATATTTAGATAAAGAAGGTTTATTGGAGGTTTAAAAATGAAAAAATTTATCGCAATCGTAATTGTTTTATCGGGAGCAATAACTGAATATTAATTTCGCTTGACAATTTCAAAAATTTGAGTATCATAAAAAATGACCAGAAATGGAAAGTGAAAATTTTAGAAAAGCCATATCTCAAAGCCATATTTCTTTTCGTTTCTGGTCGGAACAAAAGGAGATGTGGCTTTTCTGTTTTAAGGGTTTTTATCACGTCCTCACCGGAACCTGCAGAAGGACTCATATGTTACAAAACAAAAACCGGACACCCGTAGTGATAATTGGGAGCTATAACCGTACGGCCGGGACTAGGATAACTAGAACAGTTGAGGACTTTCACCGTCCAAGGATTCGTAAGCCAAAAGGGTGAGCTGAGCAGTTTAAAAACTTAATTCCTAAACGCCTCAACATATATATCCTAGGAAAAAGAGTTTAAGCTCCCCTATACAGTAAAGCAATAAATAAAGGTAGTAAAATGAGAGATAAGAATTTTGGTAAAGAGCTGATAATCGATTTACATAATTGCGACAATTCTGCGTTTACTCGTAAATCAATAAGGAAATATTTTAAAGAATTGTGTGAATTAATAGATATGCAGAGGGAAAATTTATTTTGGTGGGATTATAAAAATGATTTAGAGGCATATGAAAAAGCTCCGAAGCATTTAAAAGGAACTTCCGCGGTACAATTTATTAAAACAAGCAACATAACGATTCACACTCTTGATGAATTGGGGTGCGTCTATATTAACATATTTTCATGCAAGGAGTTTTGCGTTAAAAAAACATTAAATTTCACAAAAGAATGGTTTGGAGGTAATGTCGTGAATTATAAAATTTTAAGGAGAATATAAAATGAATGTTGTTTTTATTGTGCCGACAGGGGTAGGGGCAGAGATAGGTGGGCATTCAGGCGATGCGACCCCATACGCAAAAATGATTTCTTCTCTATGTGATAAATTATTTATACATCCAAATGTAGTAAACGCTTCCGATCTAAATGAAATGACAGAAAATATGTTATATGTCGAAGGATCAATTCTTGACAGATTTCTTGAAGGCCAAATAGGACTCGAAGAAGTTCATATGAACAAAATTCTAGTCGCAGTCAATGCCCCTGTAAAAAACGAAACCGTGAATGCTATTTCTGGAGCGAGGGCTGTTTTAGGCGCGGATATTGAAATTATCGAATTAAAGAATAAATTGAGAATGATTGCAAGATTAAACCATGGGAAAGCTACGGGTGAAATATACAACCTAGATGAAATGATTGAACAGGTGTTAGAATATGATTTTAATGTACTTATTATAAATACTCCTATAGAAACAGATGATGAAGAAGTAAAAAATTATTTAACATCGTGTGGCGGGGTTAATATATGGGGAGGTGTTGAGGCGAAATTGTCAAAATTAGCGTCTGAAAAACTTAATAAGCCAGTGATTCATGCGCCTATTGAAAATAGCGAAGTTTTCAAAGCATTCAATGAAATTGTTGATCCTAGAAAAGCGGCAGAACTTGTTTCTGTTTGTTATATTCATTGTTGTATAAAGGGGGCGCATGTTTCGCCTAAAATTTCAATGTTTAAAAATGCTTTTTGGAATACAGATATTGATTTTTTAATAACTCCTGCGAATATTATTGGGCGTCCACATCATGCTTGTTTAAAAAATAATATTCCTGTCATAGCCGTGCAAGAGAATAAAACAGTTATAAACCAAGATATGCCAAAAGATTTTATAGTTGTTAATAATTATCTTGAGGTCTGCGGGGTTATTTCTGCAAAAAAATCAGGAGTCTCTTTAAACTCGATTAAAAGGCCTATTGAAAAAACAAAAATAATTAAATTATGAATCAAGAGCTTAACAATCTTCTTAAACAAATCCACGCAAAAGGCTTCAATATTTCCATGCTATTAAACAAGCTCGCAAAAATCAGGAAAGAAAGAAAAACAATTTATGCAATTCCTGAGGAGGTTAAGTTAGAGGTGTGTAAAAATATTTTGAGCAACATAGACAACATCAAGAAACCTTGGCCATATTTTATGAAAGTTTTAGAAATGAAATCACAAGATTATTTTGCGAAGAAAACTCAAGTCGAAGCAGATAAAAACAAGTTTTGCAGAATGCCGGAGTCAATAAAGAGCATAATGAAAGGAGTGTGTTAAATGTCAAGATGTTTAGAGTGTGATTGTGATTTTGTTAGAGATTATAAATGTCCACATGACTGTGAATGGTGTCAAGACTGCCTAAAGCAATCGAAGAAATTGACAAAAAAATTGATAGAACGATCTACAAAAACAAGCAAATGTCGGAGTTTTTGGATAAATTAAGATAATAATAGCAGTTAAGACACACTGCTCAATATATCGCAATAACAATAGTAGCCTGCATTACAGTATTATTGATCAATAATATCTAAGGCAACTAAATATATCAATTAATGAGTTATAATAAGGGATGTTAAAAAATGCTAATAAAAAACAAAACAAAATCAGTATCGTCGTCAAAAGACGCAGCTGACGTTTTTAAAGCCGTACTGGCAATGCGTGGAGAGGAAGACCAACATAAAGAATGTTTTTACGTCATGGGATTAAACAGCCAAAATACAGTGCTATATATTGACCTGATAGCAATAGGCACAGTAAACCGTTGCACCCCAGAAATCAGAGAGGCTATGCGACAGGCCCTGATAAAAAATGCCGCCGGTATTATAGTCTGCCATAACCACCCGTCAGGAGACACCGAACCAAGCCGGGAGGATGATGATTTTACAACAAAACTGGAGCAGGCCTGTAATGTTTTAGGAGTTAAGCTGCTTGACCACTTGATTTTAGGCGATAATTATTACAGTTTTTCAGATAACGGGAGGGTTTAAAATGCTTAAAGCGTTATTAATAATAGCAGTATTTACAATATTTTTAATTATGGCGACATCAGTTTACGTTTTAGAATACCTTGAAGAAAACGGACTTAATGAACCGGAAGGGGTTGAAGATGAAAAATAAAAAGATAAAATGGAACTGCGATTACCGAACGTATAAAAAGTCTGGGAAAGCATATATTTGGATTGTAAAAGGAAAAGATTTTCTTTCTGGCGATATTATAGCATGTATTGACAAAGTAAATAAAAACAGCGAAGCTAACGCCAGATTGATCGCCACAGCCCCAGAACTGCTCGAAGTCTGCAAACAAGCAAAGAAATTTTTAGAGCCTTATTTAGATGAGCCCGGACGAACAATTTTTTGGAATTGCGTTGACGTTATTCAAAAAGCTCAAGGAGGCGTAGACGATGAAAACTAAACAAAGACTTGTTGTGGAATGCGACGAAGAATTTACAAACGAATTTAAGCGGCTTTGCATTGTCAAGGCAGTCACTCAAGGCACAACGTTAAAAAATGTAATCATTGAGTATCTTAAAAAGTGGATTGAGGAATAATTGAAACGCTATAAAGCCCTCTTATTTCAAGGGGGCTTTATTTTGTTTCCAGATTTGATACCACGCCCAGTTATAAAGTTTCTGTAGCTGGTCTTGAGTAATGTCCGGCATGATTTCTTTTATTCTTCTTGTGGCGTTATCAATTAAAAGCGCACGGGTTTCTTTTTTGAGTTTTTTCATAATTTCCTTTTATAAATACGTCCAGGCCTGCCTGCTGGACTACCTAATAAAAATTTCACATCTAGGATTTTTTATATCAATCCCGTCAGTGCGATATGCTGTTGATTTAATATAATTATCGTCATCATCTTTAATGCACCCGCAATTTACCAAAGCGTCACAAAAAAACTTTTCGACAATGCACAAAATATTTGATCTGTCAATTTTACGCCTACTTGGCTTATACAGCACAAATTCTATATTTTTAATAACATCAAACACTTTGCCATTTAATTGTTCAGACATGATTTGATTATATTTTTCTTTCATCTGATTATTTATTTGAAAATGCAGATTTCTGTAAACATTAAGATTTAACGCAATCTTTTTGTCTTTTTTAGTTTTTCGTGGTAAAATTATATAAATAGGACTTATAAATTTAATTGTCATTTATTCTTTTATTCCACGCCTCTATAGCGTCTTTTTTTGTTTGGAAATAATTAAAACTAGAGGCAAAACAGCCGGAACAGGATATAAAAACAAATGGTGTTTGTTTAATTGGGTCGTATCCAGCATATTGGATTTCGCAATCTTGTCCACAAAAAGGACAATTTTTAAGTTTTTTCATGTTTAACCGTTTAAATTAATTGTTTCATTTGGCACTGGCACATAAATTCCAAACTCTAAACTCAGCCACTGCCTTGCTTTTGATAGATAGTTTTCCATTTCAACGGTGTTCATTTGAGACGTTCTTTTTGTTACGACTTTATAAACATTCCCGGACAGACAGATTTCCTCGCCGAGAATCTCTAACATAAGAATCTCGTGCGCTTCACTTTTTTGATATCCTGTATGGTCGCTGAAAGCCTCAACAACCTGGTCCCAATAATAACGGTTCTGGTTATCCGACCGTATTCTTTTCGGCAAATTAATTGTAACCTCTACAGCCCTGCCCTCAAGCTCATTTAATTGAGCCTGAAGGGCTGTCTTGTTAAAAAGCACAACATCACCATTTATGATTTTAGCTAACGCCTTCATTCCGCCCACTCCACGTCTTTTTCGTTAATTACTTTAGCTGTTTCAGGCCCTTTATCACCTGTTATATGCCCAGGTGTAGCGTCAGAACATAATGTTTCTTGATTTCCGTATGACGGAGCATCCCACGCGATAGGTTGAAAATTTGAATATCGCGGCCATTTGTTGCCTTTGTCATCGATGTCATGAATGACATCGGCTGTGAACATCATGCCGACAATAGCGTTTTCATCAAAGTCAAATTCTCCGTCTTCATTTTCTTCTACACCAATAGCTTTTAAAAGCTCACCGGCATGATTTAAAAATAAAGAAATTTTTCCGGATTTACCGATTCCGTATGTTACCGGAAAATTTAATTTTTCAAGCCCTGTTTTTGTTTTTAAAAGCGTTGGCGGTTCTGAAAGCGTAAAAACATGGCTTCCTTCTGGTACTACTTGAAATTTCGTTTTGATTTTCATTTTTTCTCCTTTTTTAATAATTTATTCTCTTTATTAATTTTTGAAGCTCATCATTAAATAATCTAAGCTCAGCGTCGAGTTTTTTAATAAATTCTTCGTCACGTTTAAATCTAATCGTTATCGGCTGTAAATTAGGATAATAACAAAACAAATCACACCATTTACGCTCAGTAACCATTAGCTGCCCCTGTATCTGCTGGACATGGTCTGATGTTAGTTTTTGAGAGATTAAGGCTTCGTTTTTTATTTCCAACAATTCCACAAAATTCGCCCCGGTCTTACATTTAATCTCAACAATACCATCATCCCCGATTAACCCGTCACAGCTGCAACCGACATTATTATTTATGCAAAATCCTGTCTGCTTAACTTCCGTCCCATTTATCATCGCATACATACGCCGAGCATTTTCTTCCAAAGCCGAGCCCCTGCGCATTGCCGCGCTTTGAAACGTTTCTTCAATTTCACCGGAAACATATTCAGCCGCTAATTGATACATATATTTTTTTGCTTGTTTTGATGGCGCCCCAGTCGTTGTCACAATTTTATGAAACTGCGATGCTGTTGGAATTCCTTTCCTAACGTCCCACCATTCAGGTGAGTATTGGTCATAATCGTAAATTTCCATGAAATAACCCTTTAAATTGATTTTTATTATTTCTTAACCCCCATTCATTTTTCGCTTTTTAACTTGTTCTATAGCTATTTTTGCGGCTTTAAAACGGGTTTTAGGAAGCTCCTGGATATCATTTATTTTAAAATAAGCATAAAACTTATTTAAGTCAATATTTACAACATGCAGCTCATCTGCCAATTCTTTCACCTGCTCTGCTGTAATTTTTTCTTCCGGCATGTTCCCATCCGTCATGTTCCCATCCGTATCGTCTCCGGTTGGGATATTCCAAACCATGCACATTAAATAACGTCTCGCGTATGATGTTGATGACGCCTTAGCATGTATCGATGTCATGTTTGTATTGCCTTTGATTCCCTTACCATCAAGCGGGACGTCATAATGATATTGTTCTTTATGCCCGAGGCAATGTGTGACATCAGCGCATATTCTGATGTGATTTTCTTTACTGGTTTCGCCCTCATAAAATGAGATTGAAAACCCTTCTGCTGTATAAATTGCTTTTGTCTTGCTTACGATAATGTCGAGCGAGGCGTATTTTGAATGAGTCTGGTTATTGTCTAATGATTTGACAATAACCGGTATGTTTTTATGTACCTCAACCATTGCCGCGTTAAATGCTTTTTTTGCCTGATTTTTTTCCCAGCGCTCCTGCATTAATAATACTTTTTCTAATTGCTCAAGATTCGCACCGCCTGCAATCGCCTTTTCTATTAAGGTCGTCGGGCTATTGTCTTTTACTGTTTGTAATTCTTTTTCCATTTTTCCCCCTTATCCCATAAATGTTTGTATTTATCTTCATAAATATTCCCGATTACTTCAATATTTTTATAATAATGCAATGGATATTTAAAGCCATCGTCAACAAAGCTAATCTTATGTATCCTATAAAAAAGATTTTCATCATCATACGTGATTATTCCATTATAATAACTTGCAATAGCAAAATCATCACAATAAAATTTCACGATGTCACCATCAAAAACATCAACGCCATTCTTGTCTTTTCGGCCTGTAAATTGCATTAAAATAAAATCTTGCCCTGATAATTCACGCTTATTTTTAACATTATGCAAAAAATATAATCCTCCCCCGCCCCTGTCTGCTTCAAAAGTATAAAAATCTGTAAAATATGGATCACAAAAATTAATCATTTCTTTATTTATTTTATCCCAAGCTCTAAATTTTAAAATTCGAGACATTATTTCACCTCCAAAAATATATCCTGTTATAATCAATTAATTCAGTTTCCGGGTTATCAAACAAGACCTCACTCGCAAAATCTATTAAAAATTTTCTTTTGGCGCTATTATCAAAAAAATCAATCTCGCTATCAAGCAAAACCCCTCTTGTTGATATTTCATAATCAAGCTCTTCGTCGCTGATTGTTTTCAAGTACTGCTCGTAAATCTTTAACTTTGTTTCAATTAACAGTTCTCTGTAGTCAGGCTCAACAACTTTTTTAAACGCTTCTGCTACGTTCGGGTCGTTCTGGATTAATTCGTTTATTGATTTCATATGGCCTCCTTTTTCTCTCACCTAAAACAAGCCTACCATGGTTTCTTTTTTTTGTCAAGCGATTTATTTATTTTTTTTCATTATTTCTTTCAAATGTGAGAAAATCCCTTCTTCATTCTATCAAAGTCATTCTTTAATTATCCCTTTCATTATGCATTTATTTTAATCTTCCGGATCACAATCTTGACACCATATCATATGAGGACTGTCGACGCTCTAACATCCTAGTCTTGATTACAGAGGCCACCGCTTTTTTTGAAATTAATTATCAATAAATCCTCGGCAACCGTCTGATTCGCGGAAAAAACAAATAGAGTAATCGTTCCAGTTTTTTTCTGCGGCCAATTTTTTTGCTTGTTTCCGCGCTCCATTATCTGTACGTGCTGTCAACTGATAGATATTGTATGGATTGTTGCCTGGAATAACGTTGTATTTAGTGTTTTTCATTTTTCCTCCTTTTTTTTGAGCGGCATGATTGCCTCTCTCTCACCTAATGATAGTATAGCATGTATTGTACATATGTCAAGAGTTATTTTAATATTTTTTTAAAAAAACTTGCCTCGCCGACAGACAAAACAAAAATCATCTAATCGTATAAAAACAAACAACATACAAAATACATTAAAAACAAAAAACAAAAACCTAAAAAATCCTCGACGCTATAAAAAACATGTTTGACAAATTACAAAATATATGATACTGATAGTACAGTTGTAACGAGCGATACAGATACGCCGGTTAATATTGACGTCTGGCGGTTACTGTATCTTATTAAAAAATGACGATCAGAAAACGTGACATGTCCGGACAGGCTAAGCGTGACCTTATTAGGGCTCAGCAGTTAGCCGCGATTAAAAAAAAAGAAGAGATTGCTAAGTCTAAGCAGCAGAAGCAGTTAGATGATAATATCCGGGCAGCGATTAATGACGACCTGCCGGAGGAAGTGCATCGTTATAAAGGACTCTCTAATTTGCAAAATTTATACGTACATTATTACGTACGTAATGGTAATAAGGCAACTGCTGCGGCTCGATCTGCTGGTTATGCTGATAATAATTGTTGCGTTACTGCGTCAAGACTTAAGCGGTCGGCTAATATTAAGGCGATTATTCTTGAGGAGACGGCGAGATATAAGCAGCAGGATTTAATTACCCCGACGTGGATTGAAAATAATTTAAAAAAAATTGCTCTCGACGAGAATGCTAAGGATTCGGACAAGATTAGGGCGAATGAATTGCTTGGCAAAGAGCGTGGGATGTTTAGAGATAAGTCTACAGCAGGCAACATTGCGATTTTTCAAGTTTTTCAAAATGAAAATTTAAAACTTGAGGACGTTAAGCGGCCAAAGGCTGTTATTGATCAGTTGCGTAGTATTAGAGTAGAGAGCGGTAACGGTGACGTTAGTGGTGACAGTAATGATCGCTTAACTGTAGCGTCGGGGAGATGTGATAGCGTCGTCGGGAGCTTAAGTAATGATAAGCGTTGATGGATGGTTGCGCTATTTTATTGTTAGCGTTTGTTTCAATCCACGCTCCTGCACGATGGGCGACGATATTGTCCAGATGCCGATTAATTATTACAAGTATGTGTAACGTTTTATGTAAGAGGGTTAAGGGCCCCTGGGGCACTTTAGATAGACATATACCCCCCCCACTAAAACCCACAACCCCCAGCTTTTGACATGACAAAACAATGAAACAAGAAGAGCAAACAGTATTTGACGTTCCAATAAGAGTAAATTTAAGAGAATTTACAAGATGTATTTATGCTTATTTACAGGACGGGCTGTATGAAGTAACAAAGAAAGGAAAAGTTAAATTCAAGATATTAATAACACAGGTAAGCGATGATTAAGTCTGATGACAAAGAGCGGTATAAAGAAATATATGTTTCCATGGAAGAGGATATCAGTACGTTTGCTAAAGTTGTATGCAAAGATTTAGTAACAAACGAAATGCCGTTATTTCATTATGAGATTTATGATTTAATTATGAAAGAAGAGTTACTGGCGTTAGCCGCGCCTAGAGGATTTGCGAAAAGTTCTATTGTAGCAAAGGTATATCCTTTATGGCTTGCGTTGTTTAAAAAAAGAACAGATATTTGTATAATTTCAGCGAGTGAGACGTTAGCTGTTGAGCATATGAGATATATAAAAATGTCTTTAGAGAGCAGTCCTTATGTATTGGCTGGATGGGGGGATTTAAAGAGTGATAAATGGACTGAAAATCATTTAATGATAAAGCATCCTGACAATACATTGATAAATTTAAGGGCAAAAGGTGCAGGCGGACAGATTCGTGGATTTAGGCCTGATTGTATAATTTTAGATGATATAGAGACAGATGAAGGCGTGGTTAGCGAAGAGCAAAGAAAAAAGTTAAAGAATTGGCTATTTAAAGCCTGCTTAAACACTTTATTGCCGGGCGGGCAGATGCTTTTAATAGGAACAATTTTACATCAGTTGAGCCTACTTAATGATCTTTTAAATATGCCAAATAAATGGATAAAACGAAGATATAGAGCGTATGTAGGGGAAGAACAGAAGGCTGGAAATGAGTTATGGCCGCAAGCAAGGACACATGAATGGCTACAGGAACGTAAAGCTACAATAGGCACTACAGCATTTGCGAATGAATATATGAATGACCCAAAGGCTGATGAGGCCAGTCCGCTTAAAGACGAAATGATAAAGTATTGGACTGAATTGCCGGCACAAATGGCCGCCGTTATGGCTATAGACCCGGCGTATAAAGATCATGATCAGGCTGACTATAAGGTAGCGGTATTAGTAGGAATTGATGTTAATAATAACAGATATTTAATTGATTATATCAGAACACACGCACCGCAAGGAGATTTTATCGATCAGTATTTAAATATGTATGTGCGTAATAAAGGCATTATTACAGCAGTAGGCGTTCCTGGAGGGCGCGAGATTGATTTTTTTAATAAAAGCACTGAAAAAGCCATGGAAAGAGGTCTTGGAGTACCGTTTAAGGAGCTTAAAAACGTTTATACTACTGTGTCAGGGGTAACTAAAAGAAGAAAATCTGATAGAATAGTCGCTGCATTGCAACCATTATTTGAACAGGGCAAATATTTTATAAATGTAGCTCATATTGAAGCCCGTGAAGAGCTTTTAGAAATAGGAAGCAGCAGATGGGACGATATTGTGGATTCAATGTGTTATGCAGAACAGATATTAACTCCTGGGGTTCGTTTTGTTGATACTGTTGAAAAAAAAGAGCAAAATGATGTTTTTTTTAGACAAAAAGCCTGTTATGGTATAGAATATTAAAGAAAGGAGATATTATGAGACCGGAATTTATGAATGATAAGCAGTATATTGAGTATTTAGAAAACCAAATTAAAATATTAACAAATAAATTAAATGACAATGATAATATTAGCAAGAGAAACAATTCTGTTGATAGTACAAATGAATTAAAAAAGTACATTAGCGAATGAAAAAAGATTTTTTGATTTTGGGGAATGGATATTCAGGGAGCTCTTTACTGCATTCATTAATTAATAGTAATGATGAGGTAAATGTTGAGTTTGAAAAATTCCAATGGAGAGATAAATCAATTGAAAAATGGAAACATGAATGGGAAAAGTTAAAAAATGAAGAAAAATTAATCTGGGGGAATAAAATTCCTATTGAACTGTTTATTTTGTCAGAAGCTAAAAAACAAGATATTACGTCTTTAATTGACGATTATTTTATAATATGGCTAACAAGAAAATTTAGCGGGTATTATAAAAGCATTTTAAAGCGTGGGAAAATTAAAAATAGCTATGGCGCAAAAAAAATATGGGAATTTGCGCAATCTTGTTATTTTATAATGAGAGAAAAGAGGCCTGATAAAATTTTAAATGTTAGCTTTGAAGAATTAGTAATTTACCCCGAAAGAGAGCTATTTAGGATATGTGATTTTTTAGGCATTCATTATAATATAGCAATGCTACAGGGTGCAAAAAAAATTTTTGCCTATCCTGGGAATAATATAATGAAAGAAAAGGCATTCGTATAAAGGATATCTATGGGAAACGAAAATCTTTTTTCTGATATAGAAAAACAAATCCAGGAATCGATTGGCAACACCGCTACATGGTCATCTAATCAAAATAAATGGCATAAGCTAAGGATGCGAATAAAGAAAACGAAAACTTTTCCCTTTATTGGCTCGTCTAACATTCGCATGCCTACTGTTGAGATAAAGCTGCGTAAACTAAAAGCGGCTTTAGTCAATACGATTTTTGGAATAAGGCCTATTGTAAATGTTGTGCCTTCCCCGTCTGGCGATTGGGATACGGCTAAAAAAATAGAAAAGTTTCTTGATCATCTTATCATGGATGTTATGTCGTTTAAGTCAAAAGGTATTATTGCGATTGATCAGGCGTTAGAAAAAGGATTTTATCTGTTAAAACCTTTTTGGAGAATTGAAGTCGTCAAAAGAGAAGAAAAGTTTGATATTAAGAAATTGTCTATTGAAGAACTTGTGCAGTTATTTGACATTAATACCAAAACAGAAGATATAATTCAGGCAATTATTTCTAAAGTTAATGTTGATATGGGTGATATGGTAGCTGAAGACAATTTAAAAGTTTTAGATTTTGTGGTTAAGGAAATTCTTTCAGGGAAAGATGAAGTTGAATTTTTGGTTAAAGATATTATTTATGATTCCCCGGACGTCGCTTTAGTTTCTCCTGAAAGAGTTTATGTTCCTACAGAATCAGGTTATGACCCGCAAGAAGCTGTTTCTATTACACATGAATTTTTCCTTCCTTTACATCAAATAAAAATAAACGCAGAAGAAAAGGGATGGAATCCAGAAGTTATTGAAGACATTTCAGCGCTAAAAGGAACCGAGAATAATAAACTTACTGATATGCAAAAAAACACAAGAGAGGGCATAGAAAGGCTTAATGAGTCAAATTCTTTAGTCAGAGTATGGGAAACCTATGGGTGGTTAGATATAGACGGGAATGGACAGAAAGTAAAAGCTAAAGTAACGTCTTTCCCTGATTTTCGCAAAGTAGCAAGACGCGCGAGAATGGATTCATTCAGCGGGGAATATCCTTTTGTTAAATTATTTTATGAATTAATTGACGATAGATGGTTTGCGCATAGAGGCTTAGGAGAAATTTTAGAAGATTTGGTTAAAGAGATAGATGTTCAGCATAATATGAAAATTGATTACCAGACCATGCGTAATGCGCCGACAATAATTTATAGGGCCGGAATGATTAATCCTTCTAATGTCGGCGCCTCACCAGCGCAGGCAATTCCTGTTAACGGATTAAACCCGCTTGAAGACACTATTCGGGTTTTAAATACCCATAATCCAAACGTCGAATTTTCTTATGAGCGTGAACAGCAAATTTTACAAAGCCAAATTGAAGAAATGGTCGGACAAATTGATTTTACCCTGCAATCTCAAATTAATAGACGAGAACCGCGGACATTAGGTGAAGTGCAATTGCAACAGCAAAACGCGAATCAGGTTTTTTCTTTAGACGCCGCAATGTTTATTGAACAATTTTCTAAATTATTTAACATGATCTTTAATTTATGGAGCAAACTAGGTTCTGATGAATATGAGTTTAATTATTTCGGCGATTCAACACAAGGCGAAACAATTAAACTCACAAAAGAGGAGATTCAGGGCAAATACACTATTACAGTCCGTGGCAATGATACAAATACAAACCCACAGATAAAAATGCAAAAAGCTCAACAAATATTAATGGCGACAACAAACCCGATATATTTGCAGGCCGGACTTGTCGGGCCGGCACAAATGGCCGCTGGTTTGCGTAGATTTTTTAAAGAATTAGAAGTTGAAAACTGGGAAGAATATATAAATAAAAACCCTCAACAGCAAGAGCAGTCTCCGGCAGACAGGATTAAAATGGCAATGGCAGATTTAACAGAATCAGAGCAGGCACAGGTTTTACAATCTATAGGGATTTACCCTGATCTTGAGGCAAGAGGAGCAAAAGAAACACGAACCGCTGTTAAAGAAACAGCTGAGGCGGAGGCTTTAATTGGTGAATGATAAAGATATTTTAAAAAAAGAATTGATAGAGCGAAAAGAGCATTGCAGGCTTATTGTTGATGGCCTGAAAGATAATATCGCCTTTAAAACCCTTGTTGACGATTTCGCGAAATTGCTTAAAAATGCTGATGATACATGGCATATGATACCCGTAACTGAGCAAAATAAATTGTTAGAATTAAGAATAAGTAAGATCGCGGGGTTAAGCATTATAAATGTTATTAGTAATTATGAAAATGAAATAGCTATTCTTAATAAAGAAATATCAGGGATAAATAATCCCGAAACAATACAAAGCTCATATTACGATGCAGAATAATTTCAATAAAATGTTAGCCGAAACATTAGGGTTTGAAGGCGGGATGGTAGTTGATCCAGCAGGTGGATTAACAAATTACGGCATTACGCAGAGTACTTTAGATAATTACAGAAAACAAAAAAAAATGCCGGCTAAAAGCGTTAAAGATTTAACTACTGAAGATGTTATTAATTTATATAAAGACGAATTTTATAAAAAACCTAAAATTAATAAATTGCCGCCCGGGGTGTCTTCATTAGTATTTGATCATGGGGTTAATTCAGGCCCGGCAAATGCGATTAAAGCATTACAAGGCATAATTGGAAGCCGTCCTGACGGCATTATAGGACCAAAAACCATCACAAAAACAAATGATTTTATTAAAAAAAATGGAGTAAAAAAAATAATAGAACAATTGTTAAATGTTAGAGAAGAAAATTATAAAAATTTAGTTGAGCAGAACCCAGAATTAAACGCTCAATTTGCTAATGGTTGGCAAAATAGGATTAATAAATTAAGAAAGATTTATTTAAGCGAGCAGTGACGTAATCACTATAAGGGGATATCATGGAAACAAAAAAAATTTCGAATGGTGGCGTAACCACCGAAGAAGCGGGAGACCAACAAGCGGATAGTAGCGTAACTACTGGTGTTGATGAGACATCTGTTGAAGGCCAGGCTTCTGAACAAACGCAAAATGTTGAACAAGACCGTCCTCAAAAAAACGTTGATAGTGAATGGATGCGAAAATACAACAACCTGAGGACGGAGTTTGATCAGGTACAACAAAAAATACCTGATATTATTCAGCAAAGCGTAGAAAAGGCGATTGGAGGCAGTAAACAGGAAAAGCAATATGGGGTTGATGATATCGCTCAAATCAGAGCATACGCAGAAGAAAACCCTGAATATTCTGCTTGGGCCCAATCGGAAATTGATAGAATTAACAGAGAAGAAGCTGCAAAGATAGTCAGAAAAGAGCTTGACGCAAGAGAAAACGAAATCAGAAACAATCAAATGCGTCAAGCCGCAGAATCTGAAGTTTTAACTGATACAAAATATTCTGACGCTTTTGTTACAATGCCAAACGGGCAAAAAACATGGAACCCTGAGTCTAAACTTGCTCAGTTGATTGGTCAATACATGAATGACGACAGGATAAAAGGCCAGCCTGACGGGCTTTTAATCGCGGCAAAATTAGCAAGAGCAGACATCATTGATGCAAAAGCAGATGAAATTAATTCTTTAAAACGGCAAAACGTAAATTTACAGAAGCAAACATTATCTGAAGGCGGCGGTGTTAACGTTCAGCCAAAAACAGGGTTAAATATTGCGACTGAAAGATTACGTCAGACCGGTTCTGACACTGATGCAAAAGCAGCATTGAAAGAGTTCTTAAAAAAAAGGAAGGGATAAATGGCTACTACAGCATACACGTTAACTCGTAGCGTGCGCAAGGAGCGATCTTTGTGAAAAAATACTTTTCTGAATTCGGTGAAAGTCCTACTCCTATTAAAGGACAAGAGGATAACGCCGAGCCAAGATTGACGGATATTGCTTGTCTTGCTGGAATTTTTGATGGGGAAGGATCAATAATATTTAATATAATGAAAAAACGAAATGAAGTTTATATTGGATTTCATATTACAAATTTTGATATATTATTATTAAATAAATGTAGAAGAATCTTTCAGGAAATATTGAACAGGCAAATAAAACTTTATAAGAAAAAAATCTATTCCAAGTCTACTGTAAAATCTAATTTAGATTGTTTTACTATAGATTTTAGAAGAAGAGAAGATGTGTATAAAGTTTTAAATTTGTTGGTTCCATATTTAACATCAAAATTAGAAAAAGCAAGAATTGTCTTAGAATATCTCAAATATAGAATTAATGAGATAAAAATTTTAGGTAAAAGTAATTATATGCCTAAAAGAACAAAAGATAAGGTTAAAGAGTTGATATCCAGATATTCGGGTGTAACGACTGAGCGAAAAGCTCTCTATAGTATAGAGATGAAGCCACAGTCTGACCTCTATAGTAATATAGAGAATGGGGCAGAAATGACCTCATCCTATCAAGATAATTGATAGAGTAACAAAAGTGACGACGATGGAGCCATGAGAGAAGATCTCTTGGATATCATCACTAACATTAGTCCAACAGAAACTCAATTGTTAAGCGGATTGGGCGTGTCTACAGCCAATAGCATTTTGCATGAATGGACAACTGACGTTTTAGATACGGCAGGGACAAATGCTCAGGTTGAAGGCGCCGACCCAACATATCCGACATTAACAAACCCAACGCGTCTGACAAATCATACTCAGATTATATCAAAACCTTTTCGTGTTTCTGGTACGATTAGGGCGATTGATGCAGCTGGGTATGAAGACCGCCTTGCTTATGAAGCCATGAAAGCAATGAAGAACTGGAAAAATGACGTTGAATTTGCTTTAATGCGGGGATCGTTAGCGTGCGGTTCTGGTTCTGCCGCTAGACAACTAAAAGGTGTTAAGAGATTTATGACTAACAATAATCACACAAGTCAATCTGGGGTCTCTTTAACCGAAACAATGCTTAATGATTACTTTCAGAATACATGGGATGACGGCGTCGAAACAGATGCTGTTTATGCTGCGATGTATCTGAAACGTAAAATTTCAGGCTTTACAGCAGGAACTACTAAAAATATAAAGGCAGAAGATAAGCGTTTAGTAAACGCTGTTGATGTTTATGAGGCAGACGCGGCTAAACTTGTTAAATTGTTTGCGCATAGATATGTCACAATATCTTCTGACACTAATTATGACCTTGTTGGCATTAAAGAGGACTTATGGAAAGTTGCTTATTTACGTAAGCCAAATACAGAGCCTCTTGCAAAAACAGGAGATGCTGATAAAGAACAGGTCTTAGGTGAATTAACGCTAGAATGTCGTCATAAAAACGGTGGGTTCTGGGCTGAAAAGCATCTATAAAAATTTGCGGGGGCTTAATTGTCCCCGCACTTTATTATGAAACATATTATTTCACGAGAAGAACTAATTAAAAATCTTATCAATGAATGGCTTTCTATGCCTGGTAAAAGCTGTGGGATGTGTGGCGCAAATTATTTTGGAGAGCAAGAGCCGTGTTGCGAAAGACCTTTTATTACCGACAATAAAGGGATATTCAAACAATTTCACAAAGAATTACAAATCAAAAAAGATATTCAAAATAATAAATATGCGTCAACAGATAATAAAACATTAAGAGTAAAATTATCTTTTCCACCAGGGTTATTAGAATATTTAGAGCGGGCTTTTGAAATACAATCTCATGGAGAAAAATTATTTAATGATGAGCATGGCACAACGTGGTTCGCAAAACATTTTAGAAAATATTTTCAGGTGCCAGAGGAGATTTAATGCGATTAGCTTTAGCTGTTATTGTAAAAGATGAATTAAAATTATGTGAAAAAATAGCAAATAAATACGCAGGATATTTTAATACTATTTATTTCGCTGTTGACAATCATTTTGATAAATTTGAAGAAATGTTTGACGGAAGAACTGGAGTTAGGTTAATAAAATATAATTGGATTAATGATTTTTCGCATAAAAGAAACTTTTTAGCAGAGCAAATTGATGAGCCTTATTATGTTAGAATTGATACCGACGATATTATAGAATCGCCTGAAAACATAAACAAAATTTTGGAATATATGGTAAATGAAAATATTGATATTGTGTACACTCCTTATATTTATGCAAAAGACGCAAATGGCAATTGTATAGCCGAGCATTGGAGAGAGACATTTATACGAAAAACGCCAAATTGTTATTGGAAAAAAGCTGTCCACGAAAATATTTTTATAAATGATAAAAATAAATTTAAAGGAATAAAAGATAACAGAATTAGAATTATCCATAATGTAGACGAAAAACACGCGGAAAAATCATCAGAAAGAAATATTAAAATTCTTTTAGATGAATTTAATAGAGACGGGGAGAACGCCGATCCAAGAACGATCGCATATATCGGTAGAATGCTTATGGGGATTGGACAATGGGGCAAAGCAATTACATTTTTAAATATATTTATAAATAAGTCTGGATGGGATGAAGATAAATATTTCGCATATGTCCAGATATCTCATTGTTTTCTGCAATTGGGACGCTTAGAAGACGCAATATCCGCCTGCAATGAAGCCTTCACGATAAAAACAGAATATCCTGACGCGTATCTTTCTTTGTGTGAAATTTATGTTGAAAAGCAAGAATTTGATAAGGCCATTCATTGGGGGAACATAGGGGTATCAAAGCCAAAGCCTGATACTTTATATGTCCTTGACCCTTCCACATATACATATAAAGCCGCAACAAACCTTTCAATGGCATATTTTGGAAAAGGTGATATTGATAAGGCAAAAGCGCTCATTGATCAAGCAAAAAAAATGTGCCCCGATAATCAATTTATTGATACCCACGCAAAATTACTTGACAAAATCCAGTTAGAAAAAAATTATTTAAAAAATTTGATTTGGATAAAAAAATATCTTGAAGAGGTAGATCCGGATAAAGTTAATAATATTCCAATGGTTATTACAGATAAAACAGATAATCAGCAAATTGCGGGATTAAAGGCGCATTTAACAAAAGAAAAAACTTTTCCCGGCAATCATATAGTATTTTTTTGTGGAGGATCTTGGGAAAATTGGTCGCCTAAAAGCGTTGATACCGGAATAGGAGGAAGTGAAGAGGCGGTTATTTATTTATCAAAAGAATTTGTCAAATTAGGATATGCGGTTACTGTTTATAATTCTTGCCAGGGCTTAGAAGGAAAATATGATGGAGTAGAATATTTAGATGTTAAAAAATTTAACATTAAAGACAATTTTAATATTTTTATATCATGGCGCGGAAATGTTTTTAAAAACGGTATAGTGAAAGCAAGAAAAAAAATAGTTTGGCTGCATGACGTTCCAATAAATGGAATGTTTAAAAAAGGTGAAGACAGAACTTTTGATAAAATATTAGTGCTTTCTGAATACCATAAGTCATTGCTTCCAGAACATATTAATAAAAACAAAGTTTTTGTAACTACTAATGGGATTAATATTGAAGATTTTAAAAGCAATGGCATTAAAAGAAATCCGAAAAGAATTATATACACTTCAAGCTATGACAGGGGTGTTGAACATCTGCTTAAAATCTGGCCTGAAATTAAAGAGCAGTCCCCAGAAGCTGAGCTGCATTTGTTTTATGGGTGGAATACGTATGACGCAATGGTTAAGCAAGGCGTTAGGGGAGAAAAAGAAAAAGCTGATTTAGTGGCTTTAATGAATCAAGAAGGTGTGTTTGAGCATGGAAGAGTTGGGCACAAAGAATTAATTAATGAATTTAAACAATCAGGAATATACGCATATCCATCTCATTTTACTGAGATTTCCTGCATTTCAGCAATGAAGGCGCAGGCCTGCGGTTGTGTGCCGATAACTACAGACTTAGCGGCGTTAAAAGAAACAGTAAAATCCGGTATTAAAATACAAGGATCGGCGTCTGATCAAAAAACATTGGAAGCATTTAAAGCTTCGCTTATTGACATTTTAAATAATACCGAAAGGCAAGAGGCTCTTAGAAATGAAGTATTATCTGTTTCGTGTGATTTTTCTTGGCATAGAGTAGCTAAAGAATGGAGTGAAAAATTATTCACATCAATTGAAAAAAGAGTTTTGGTTGGTTCAAGATATGAATGGATTAAAAGCAATTGCGATTTAAATAAAAAAATTGTAGATATTGGAGGCAATAAAGGGTTAATATTCGAAGGATGTAATCGCAAAAATATTACAACTGTCGATATTGATTTATATGATGTCGAAAATTTCGTTCAATCTGACGCTAAAAAACTTCCGTTTAAAAATAAAGAATTTGAAATTTCAGTTTTAGGAGAAATTTGCGAGCATGTCCCGGAGCCAGTTGAGGTATTGTCAGAAGCATTAAGGGTGTCAAACAAGCTTATTGTAACTGTTCCATATGAACAGGAGTGGGCTGATATGCTAAAGCCGTTTCAAAAAATATCAAAAACGTTAGAAGAGCAGGGGAATATTGATTCTAAAACTCACGCCAAACAAGCAAACCCTGAAGCATTAGAAATTTATAATAAAGATAATTACGAGCATTTATACCATCATAGATATTATACTAAAGAGACTTTAAAAAAGGATATTCAAAGCGCGGGATGGCGAAACATTGAAATTACAAAATACTCAGAAGGACAATGGGCGTTTTTGGGGGCAATAGCACATGCGGAATAAACTTTTTGTTGATATCGTATCAAATATAGGCACAAACATTCAGGACTCATCTTCCTCAATGCAAACTAACATTAAAAATTATGTAAATAATATTTATTTTGAATTATTAGATGAAATTAATTTTAAATCAATCGATGATGATTATTCTTTTTCGACAATCGCGGGCACAAAAGATTATGATTTGCCTAGCAATTTTAGCAAAGAATTATATGTTTATGACGCAACAAATTTAAAAGATTATCCTTTTATCGCATTTGAAAAATTAGCAGAAGATTTTTCTTCGACTTTAAGCTCTCAAGGAACTATTGGTAGATATACAATTATTGATAAGCAGGTAAGCAAACAGCCGACATCGGCATCTGTATTAAGCATTGTTTCATCATCATCATCTGATTCAACGCAAGTAGTTCATATTAGAGGAATATCTAATTCTGTTGAAATGAGCGAAGATGTTACGTTAACAGGAACAACCGCAACAGTTACAACAAATTCGTTTTCTTCAATTTACGCGATCTCAAAATCTGCGACTACTACAGGAAAGATTACAATTACTTCAAATAGTGGAGCAATTACAAATGCGATTTTAGCCCCGGCAATTAAAGATTATAAAATTAAAGTTATAAGATTTCATGAGACTCCAAACGCGGCTTATACAATTAAAATGCCGTATATATTAAGGCCTGCTCCATTAGTTAGTGATTACGACACCCCGGTTATTGATTGCTCAAATGTTCTTGAAGAAGGGGGAACATGGAAGGCATGGCTTTATAAAAGACAATTTGCAAAAGCAAGAGAATACGAAAGAATATATGAAAAAACATTAAAGCGTTTCACGTGGAACGCCTTTAATAATCCAAACCGTGTTGACGAAATTAATTATACCGCTTATTCAAGGGATACAATTTAATGGCTTCAGTAAAAGATGATATTCAGTTAATAGTAAATCGTGTTGATTTTTCTGGCGGGATTAATAACCGTATACAAGGCTCTAAAATAGGGGACAATCAGGCAACAAATCTTTTAAACGCTGATATTGGGACTTTAGGAGAAACAAAAAAACGTCCGGGTGAAGTTCTTATTGAAAATTTAGGGACAACTGTAGGGGTTGGGGCTTTTGGGTTTGAGCCTATTGGCGGCACAAATGAACTATTAGTTCAACATGGCACAAATTTAGAAGGATGGGTTACAACAGGAACATTTACAGCGCATAAGACTAATTTTACGTCAACAGAAAATATGAAAATGTTAAGAGCCATTGATACAACTGATGGAGAAATAGTTATTTTGTCTAATACAACAGATAATGTGTTTAGCATGAATCAGAGCCATTCTTTTACAGATTTAGGCTCAGGGAACCTAAATCCTCCAAAAACTTTAGCTTATTTATGGTATAGAAATAGATTATGGGCGCTAAAAGACAATAAATTGTATTGGTCTGACGCAGTACCTTCATCATTTTCAGGAACATGGAACCAAACGACTAACGCTTATAATATGCCAGTCGGAAAAGAAAAGGCTTTGATAGGAATAAGAGATTTAGGCATAGTTTGCTTTGGTGGAGATTCAGTTTGGGGGATTAATCCTTCCGTGTCGCCGGTATCGTCAGACAAGCCTGAAAAGATTATTGATATTGGATGCGCGGCTGGGAATACAGTTGTGCAGGTCGGCGATGACATTATGTTTTTAGCTAATGACGGCGTGCGGAAATTGTTTAGGTCGCAACAAGATAAAATACAAATTGGTTCATCTTTCCCAGAGAATTATTTAATTAAAAATGAATTTGATAGTTTAAACTGGTCGAAAATTAGTAAAGCCACTGCTGTTTATTTCGACAATAAATATTTTTTAGCTGTTCCAGTAGACGCTTCAACATATAATAATGAAGTATGGGTATATTATCCCGCGACAAAAGGCTGGACGGTAATAACCGGATGGAATGTTGGTGCATGGGCGAAAGTTAAAGTAAGCGGAGAAGAGCGGCTATACTATATTGATTCCAATAACGCTTCTGTTTATAGAGCATGGACTGGATACGATGATAATGGAACCGCAATAAATTATCAAGAGGAAGGAAGAAAGGAAGATATGGGACTACCTTTAAGATTTAAAAGTGGTGGAGAAGCCAAAATAAGGGCATTATCTTCCGGGAATTATGATTTAACAGTTTATGCGAGCATTGACGATCAATCATATCAAATTTTAGGGACAATGAATTTAAAAGGAAATGCGCCGACATTGCCGGCGTCATTGCCTTTTACTTTAGCTGATACAAATATCCTTGAAGGGATTTTTCATCTTGATTCTTTAGGGCCATGGCGGCAGATTAGAATTAAAGTACAGCATAACGCAACAAACGGTTCAGATGATATAATAATTTATGAAAGAGGGATTATAACTTATGCCGACGAATATCAATCAGCTTAATGAAAAATTAGAAACTGCTCATAATAGAGCAAAGGATATAGTTAAATTAACGGCGCTAAGAACGTCAAAAATACCAGATATAAAAAATGCGTTTAAACATGAAGAAAAAGAAAAGGCATTTGAATTAAGATATGGGAAAAAAGTTAAAATAACAGTAACATATGAAATGGACGGGCCTCTCATAAAAGAATATACGCTACGCTTTCAAAGTGAAAAAAATAATCATTATGTTATTACAGAATATCTAAAAAACGACATAACTGATTATGTATTATTTGGATATAACAATAATGGGAGGGTCATTGAAAATAAATATAACAGATTTGTAGACGCAGAAATAGCATTATCAGATATACTTGCGGAGGAACAAAATGGCAACTCTTAGCCGTGGCGTAACATATGGAGCAACTGAAACCATTACGAACACTAAATTACATAATTTAGTTGATTTAGGCTCTGTAACGGCTATTGTAAACGCAGATATTGACAGCGCAGCAGCAATAGCAGATACGAAATTAGCTGATATTACTACAGGAAATAAAGTGCGAGGAATTGCTCTTGGAAACCTTGCTAGTATTCCTTCTGGAGCCGGCACAATTCCATCAACTAATATTCCTGTGTTAGGAAGCACGATAGTTTCTTTGGTAAGTATTCCAAATGCATCTTTACTGCCATTAACACAAGCTTCTTGGGTAGATGGAATATCTATGAGAAATTTGGCTAGCGTTCCATCTACGATAGGACAATTTCATTATAAAACAATAGTAAGCTCTCTTGCAAGCGGATCAATTCCTATGTTCGATGGATCAACTAATTTTATTGGTAAAGGTGATTTGTCAGGGATCCAAATATTTACATCTAGTGGATCATCCACTTTTACTGCTCCTGTTGGGGTTACTAAAGTTTATGTTACTTTGTTGGGTGGTGGAGGTGGTGGGGCGGCTTCTCAAGCAAATAGTGGAGGAGCTGTAGACGGAGGAGGGGGTGGAGCAGGAGGGTATTTTTTATTTAATATTCCTTTTACTGTAACTCCTGGTAATAGTTATACAGTTTCTATTGGCGCTGGCGGTTCAGGTGGGAGCGCTGAAAGAGGAGATGGGGCAAATGGTGGCCCAACAAGTTTTGATACTTTATCAGTGAATGGAGGATCAGGTGGGTCAGGTCCGATTGTCGGAGGCTCTTCAAGTGGGGGATTAGGTGGAGTTAGTTTAGATTCTGATGCTTCAGGAAGCACAGGTGGAGTATGGAGAATGAAAAGCGGAAGTGGTGGAAATGGAGGAAGTGATGATGGTGGAGGCGGTGGAGGAACGCCTTTTGGAACTGGTGGTGATGGTTCAACAACCGGAGGAGTTGGGTCTTCTGCTACTGCTAATTCTGGAGCTGGAGGAGGAGGAGGAGGAGAAAACACTGGAGGTAGAGATGGAGGCGCTGGAGGTTCAGGCCTTTGTATAGTAATGTATTAAAAAAGGAGAATAACATGAAAAATCAAAAAGGCGTAGTAGAAACAGCGTTTTTGTTAGTATCAATAGCTTTAGGATTAATTATATCAGTCCCGACGTATATCACTTACACAAAAGGTGAATTAAGTTCTCCAGATTTCAGTGTTAATGGATTTAGAGCACGTAAAGCAATAGAACAGTGCGTTTCAAATATAGGGGATGAGCAAGGTTGTATTAATACGGTTTCAAATATGACAGATGAACAAATTTTAGCTTATATCAAAGATGATAAAATTTCAACAGATAGAGGATTTGAAAAATAATGTCAATAACTAAAGGGCAAACTTTTGGAAGTACGGAGCAGATCACAAATACAAAGCTTCATGCTCTTGTTGATTCAGCTACGATATCTTTAGAGCATACAGAGATTGCTAATAATATGTTGACATCATTAGCAACAACGGCCGGCATGATACCAAGTTATATATTAATGTCTTCTTTAGCAAGCGGGGCTACTTTAAAATATGACGGCAGTACAGGAATCTACGGAGTATAATAAAAATATTGATATTGAAATTAACGAAATTGCAGAATTTATTTGCAATCATTTTAATGAAATGCGTAATCAAAAATTCAAAATTACGCAAATCATAAAAGAACATATAAAATTTGGGACTTTTGATTATGAAAAAGACGATAAAGGCATTATTTATACGGCGCGATGGAATGTCAGCAGGTCTGGCAATATCTGTGATTTATTAGATGTCGCAATTAGAAAAGATTATAGAAACAAAAATGCGTTAAAATATATTATAATAAAAAATTTACAGAAATTTCCATTTATGAAATATTTAAGGTTCCAGCGGTATTATAAATATAAATACAGAGCAAGCAGAATTTATTCATTTAATAAAATATTAAAAATAAAGGGGGGCTAATATGGCAGGGGGTACAAAAGTAGTATCAGCGACACCACCACCAGCGCCACCGGCGCCATCAACAGCGCAAGGCATACAGGAATTTGTTAAGGCTCAGCCTAAATTATTTGCGTTACAACAACAACAGGCGCCATTAGAGGCGCAACAACAATTAGAATTAACGCAACAGTTTGCCGGGCCAATGGCTTTAGCGTTACGCAAAGCTCAAGAACAGCTTGCACCCCAAGCAACAAGTCTAACAGAGCAGCTTGCTGGAATAGCCTCTAATGAGCTTCAGGGTGAAATTCCGGCGTCAGAACAAGAAAGTATGTTAAGAGACTTCCAGGCCGCTGTAGGCCCAAATGCGTTAAGTCCTGTGGCCGGTAGAGACTTTTCTCGAATAATGTCAGAGCAAAGACTTCAACGTCAAATGGCCGCAAGGAACCTTGGATTATCTATTGCTGGATTTGCTCCGTTTCCTCAGCCCACAACGCCAACATTTTCTAATTTTTCGGCTAGCTTGACTCCCGGGCAAGTTTTAAGCAATAGAATGCAGGGGTATCAATCAAGGCTACAATATAATAGGCCTCAGTTCTTCCAGCAGCAGAAGCCAGATTATTTAACTGGGTTTGGTAATGTTTTACAAGGACTTGGGAGTTTTGGAGGGTAATGATATGGCAAAGAAATTAGAAAATAAAACAGAACGCGAGAAGAATATGGATAAAAAAGGTTTTGTTTTTTTTGATAGAAGCCCCTCAATTGACCCGGCTACTGGAAAATTTATTCCCGGGAAAAGAGGGTTGCTTTCAGCTTTGGGGCGGGGCATGGTTGGATATAGCCAAGGCATACAGGGGGTTCCAATTGGGCCTGATCCAATACAAATAGAAAATCAGAGAATGCAGAGTATCGCGCAAAGAAATATAAGGACGCCGGCTCAAGATTTTATTGAAAAAGGAAAGCTCGCAGAAGCCGCAGCTAATCTTGGAATGGGGCCTCAACAAATTGAGCAATTAGGGGGACAGCAGGCTTTTGCTCAATTAATCGGAAATTCGCAACAAATCCAGCCGCCTTCAATTAATAGACAGCAACCTATGCTACAAATTGCTCCGGGAAAAATTACTGACACCGCAATAAATATTTTAAAACAGCCAAAAATTCAACCCGGGATTAACATTAAAGGGAGGCAAATCGTTCCAAAGGGTTTTGATAAATTTGGTCAGCCAACAGGATATAAAATAGCAGAACCTTCAAAATTAACAGAAAAACAACAATTAACAGGCGTAAAATGGAACGAAGAGGACGTTAAAAGAAGGATAAAGTTCGATGTTGTAAATCCTAAATTGCAGAATTTCATGGAAGTCGGCGGGAGGGCTTATCAAGAATTAAAAGATGTTGCGGCTAATTTGGGGATTAAATTAGATTTTAGCAAGGGTGGCATTCAGGCATGGAAAACTAAACTTTTTAAAAACGCCGCAATGGCAGCTAAAGCAGCACCATTAATGACAGCTTTGGATAATTTAAGGCCAGAGCTTGGTACTGAACTTATGCGGCAACTCGGAGCGTTTCGTTCAGGCGAAATGGCAAGTAAATTTGAAAAAACTTTATCACAATTTTCAGGAGATATAAGAGAAGATATTGCTAACATGACGACAACCATAGTTAAAAATAAAGCGAACGCTGTTTTGCTTGACGATAATGGAAAACCTCTTTCAGATGAAAAACGATCTCAAAAAATGAACAGCTTTGAGGCTAATTTAATCCGAAAATATAATCATATGTATAGAGCAATGGGATTAATGGACAAACCTTATACAGCTAAAAGAAGTTTTAAATGGTTGGCGGAAAATTCAAGCTTTAATGATAGAGAAAATCAATTAATTCAAAATGCCATGCGGGATAATAAAAAATTTAGCAGAACTCAAGTAATAGCAAGATTAATAGAAGAGGGGCTGTTGTAATGGCGCAATATGACTTTTCGGGTTTAATGGACAACGCAAAGCCAGAAACGCAATCAAAATATAAATATGATTTTTCTGGATTAATGGATAAAAGTAAAACGCTAGACCGCCCTAAAATTATAAAAAAACAGCAAAATTTAGATTCATTTATTAAAGAAAGAATCAAATCAAGAGGCTCTGTTTGGAGTGAATTTAAGCCCGGAACAAAGCCTTTTGAAAGAATTAGCACTGGATTAAAAACTGTTGGGCTTCCTTTTGAATTGTTACAATCAGGAATAGCTAATCCAATAATCGCGTTACAGCAAGGAAAATTTAACCCGATAAATCTTGTTAAAGAGGCTGGGCTTGGGATCGCAGGAATAAAACAAGGCGAATTTAGGGATATTCCACGCGGCGCAGGGATTTCAGAAACGCCTTCAAATGTAATAGGGTTTATGGCTGATATTGCCATGCCTTTAGGTTTGTCTAAAATCGCAGGAAAGCTAGGGGCTGTGTCTAAATATGCAGACAAAAGAACTGCAAAGGCTATAACTTCATTTGTGAATGCTGTTGAAGGAAAAGGCGGGGCATTAAATAAAGTTGGAGGTAAAGTACAGAAATTTTATAATGAAATAGGGGAAACCGCTATTAATAAAAATAAATTTCTTGATGAACTCGCTAACGCTAGCAATATCGCTAAAAAACAAATGGCAGGTGTCCCTAATATAAACATAAAAGACGCTGAGGCTTCATTACTAAATCTTGCCGAGCAGGGAAATGTTAACGCGGTTAGGCAGGCCAGGCAATTATTAGATGATCTAATAACAAGTTGGGCGAATAGCGCGTCCGGGAAAAAAATTTCTTCAGGACAAAAGGCATTAATGAAGATAAGCAGAAACCTTAATGATATCGCAGACTCAGCAATCGCAAAAGCCAAAGGAATTAAGTATGTTAATAAATTTAAAAAAGCAAGATTAAATTATTCTGAATTAAAAAAAGGATACGCGTCTATACAAAGAAAAATGGTAAACCCCATAACAGGCAAACCGACTAAAACAGGAAAATTATTAAAAGAAATATTAGATTCAAGGGAGTCTGATTTAAGAACGACATTAAGCGCTTTAAATAAATTTGGCGCAAAATCTAATAAATTCGCGCAGGAACTTAGAAATATAGAAAAAATTATTAGAAGCAGGGAGTTTGCTGGGCGCCTGCTTAAAGGCGTTGCTTATACAACAGCTATTGGAGCGGCTTTAAAATCTACTGGTGGCGCAAGGGGAATTTTTAAAACAGGCCAACAAGGAGAATAAAGCAATGCAAACGATTATAATAACTATTTTATTTGTATGCGTATTAATTGAATTTATTAATACAATTTCTTAGGGAGATTTATGGAAGGAATAGCAAAAACAGCAGAACAAGAAATAGTAGCGCCTATTATAAAGGCAGAATCTAAGCCTGTTCCATTTATGATAGACAATATCCCTCTTGACGTTATGAGATATTTTGATGTTGATGTCGCTGGGATGGATAATAAAATTGTGACAAAGCTTACAGGCATTCGTGAAATGATAGGGAATGAAGTTGACATTGGAGAGCTGCTGTCTAAAATAAGGCAAATAGAAAGAAAATTAGGGCCTCCAACATATACAGAATCCAGGTATAGCAGAGTATGGAATTATTTGAAATTATCAAAAAGAATAAAAAATTTATGATTTAAGCCCGGGGGGATATATGGCAAATGAGCTAACAACAGATATAAAAGGAAGCAAGACTTCTGTCGCTGAAGAGCGGGAACATCAGATTTCACTTATGGCAAGGCGTATCACAGAGATTCCATCAGATCTTCAACAAAGATTTGCTTATAACGCGGATTTAACAATTTTATATGCTGGATATGGAGCAAAAGGACTTGCGGCTTCATCAACTGGATGGCTATTACATAAATTTACTTATGACGCGAATCAACAAGTTACGTTAAGACAGTCCGCGTTTGATTCATGGGATAATAGAGCTTCGGCTACTTATGAATAGGGGTTCTTATGAAATATATTAAAATTTTATTTTTTTTATTATTTTTAAACGCGCAGGCTTTTGCTGGACAAACATTTAATCCATTTACAGGCAAGTTTGACAAATGTATTACTATGGAAGAAATTGACGGCGATCCATCAAGCCCTGTTTGCGGGAAAATTAAAGTTACTAACGGCGCTTTAGCTGATAATGGAGACGGTACATATACATTGACAACAGGGCTTGGAGGTGGCGGCGATGTTTCTGGCCCCGCGGCTTCTGTTGATAACGCTATAGTGCGCTTTGACGGAACCACTGGAAAAATTATACAAGATTATACTTCTGGGGCACCTACTTGTAGCGATACAGGAGACTGTGTATTTAAATTGCTCGATGGCAATGGGGCCGCCCCAACAACAGATGGACAAATTAAATTTGATCGGACAACAGAGAGATTGCAGGTTGGAGACGGTACAGGGACAAACGAATTTTACGCCGGAGCGCATACGACAGATACAACGCTTAATTTAGCCGGCAATGAGACCATAACAGGGAACTGGGTAAATACTGCTAATCCATGGGCGGACAATGAGGTGTCAGACACTTTAACGGCCTCACTATCAACAACAGCCGCGGCCGACACAAACACAACAGCCATAGCCACAACGGCATTTGTCCAGCAGGAGATTAATGGGGCAGGTGGAACGAATCTAACATGTTCTGGCGGTGTCTGTAATGTTGATGATGCGTTTTTGTCTAATACCGGTGACGTAGGCACAGGAGCTTATGACTTTGGCGGAGCAACGATAGAGATTGATAACGGGACTATTGCATCTTTACCTGCAGCAGGAACCGTTGGAAGAATAGCTGTTGTAACCGACGGAAACGCTGATAATGACTGCACAACAGGCGGAGGGTCAACGGTGAATGTTTGTGTTGATGACGGAACTAATTGGGTTATTGCCGGAGACGGAACAGCGGCAAGCGGGGCTGACTCAATATCGATTGACGGGGCGGCGGTTGTAGACCCTGACTTTGTAAGCACCGGGGACATTGACTTTGTCGACACTTCAAATACTGTTACCGCAAATATTAATGCCGGGGTTATTGTCAATGCGGATATTAATGCGAGTGCGGCTATTGATGTATCAAAAACAGCATTGGTCGCAGGCACGAATATAACTTTAGCCACAAATACTTTAAATGTTGATGATTCTTTCCTGTTAAATACTGGCGATGTCGGAACCGGGACTTATGATTTTGGCGGGGCTTCTGTAGAAGTTCCTAATTCAACATCTTTGCCTGCCACATGTACAGTAGGTCAAATATATATGGACACAGACGCAACAAGCGGACAAAGAATTTATGCCTGTGAATCAACCGATACATGGGCTTTACAGGGTGACGGTGGAGGCGGAGGAACATCACGAACAAATTTAACTTTGCCAGTTCAGTCTGCTAAATTGACAGGCTCTTTTGTAACAATGACGCCTGCTGGGTGTTCAACGACAGCTTCTACAAGTGCAGCTATAGACGCGGGCGACGGAAATTGGAGGCTACTGTTAGAAGCAGATAGCGCAGTAGCAGACGAAGCCGCAGTTTGGCAGTTTGTTATGCCTGACAATTATTCATCAACGCCGGTTTTGAAAGTACATTATTCAATGGCGTCAGCAACGTCTGGAACCGTTGAATATGAGGCGGCGATTATGTGTGTAAGCGATGCTGATGCCGCTGATGTCGGCACAGCTTCTTTCGCTAATTGCGTTGCAGGAAATGCGACCGTTCCGGGAACCGCAGGATATCAGGACGTCATAAGCATTACATTAACAGATGATTCTTGCGCTGCCGGAGATATGGTCTGGATATGGCTAAGCACAGACGCAGATGACGCGACAAACGATACAGCGACTGGAGACAGGGAAGTTATTGGTGTAGAGTTTTCTTATACAGGAATTTAAAAAAGGAGGCTTATGAAAAAGTTTATTTTACTATTAATTGGATTATTAATTGCTGGCAATGTTTATGCAGAAGGCTTTATTTGTTATGATTCGACTACAAAAAAAATTATAAAAAGAGTTTCTGGTGACTGTAAAAAATTAGGATTATGTTCAGGAGAAAATAATACCGGATTGCAATCAAATTGTATTGTCGCAAAAACAAGGCAAGAATGGATTGATTCAAAACTTAATCATAAGAAAGTTGATGTTAGCCAGTCAGTGAATAGAATTGTTGACTGGACACAAGCAGAGATTGACGCAGAAACACAAGCAAAAACAATTGCAAAGAAAGCCGCAGACACAACAGCAGTGAACAATCTATCAGTATCCGTCAAGGATGTTTTTACATCATTCATAAAAGTATACAATTCAAAAATGCCGGTTCAATATCGAATAACAGCTAAGGAATTAAAAGATCAAATAAAACTGGATAAAGGGCTATGAAAAAACTCTTAATAATATTTTTTCTTTTGTTTTCAGCTCCTTGTTTTGGAATAGATTTTGATGGTGTTGATGACTTTATTAATTTTGGAAGCGATGTATCTATTGATGACTTTAATCCGTTTTCGTTTTCCATGTGGATATATATAACAACATGGACAGATTGGGTTGGTATTTGGGATAAAGGTTCAGCCGCTAAAAGGTTAATGATTACTGGTACCGCTGGAGAAGTTAGTTTCAGAATTTATGTAAATGGAGGTACGCTGGTAGAGGCAAAAGGAGGGACGGCATTAACTGTTGGAGAATGGCATAATATTTCAGGGATAGCTG